ATGATAGTGGGTTTCATAAACAAGATTACTCTATAAATGTTTTAGCTGACTTGAATAACGTCAAGCTAACTATTGGTGATTGCAGATACATTGAAACAATAGAGACAAATGTCAATATATTAAGTGGCTCTTACTACGAGCAACCTTTCTCAAACCATATTACAAACTTAAAAGAATGTGATTTTTCAGTTGATGGTGATAGTGTTATATTAAAAGAAGGTGTTAATGGAGTTAGGTTAAACCCTTACACTTTGCACGACCTACAAGCTAATTTAAGTGGCTCGAACATAAATATAATGCTAAAAGGGTCAGAAAAGATACAATTTAACATAGATATTAGTGGAGTTAGTATAGATGGATTATTACTATCAGGTACTAATCAAGAAAAGGTCAATGAATTAAACTCCTTACTACAACATAGTGGGGGTTCTTTAGGACAAGCACCTGTTATAACATCAAGTTTAGCAATAAGTATGACACAAGGGTCAACAATTTACTATGAATTAACTGCTGATTTTGGGGTTGCGTATGAGTGGGATTTGTCTAATGTTAGTGGTATAGCTACTGTTGATGGTCATATAAGAAATATAATAGGTGGCTCTTCTCTGACAGCAGGCACTTATAATATACCTATAAAAGCTATTAACTACAATGGAGAAGATAGTAAGGTGTTAGTTTTAACAGTTGAGACACCTTCGTTTTCAAATAATAAATCAGTTAAATTTGATACTCTTGATTATTTAAGTACCAATGCAACTTTGGTAAATAGTGCTTTAGGTAGAGGGTCAAGTAGTGCAGGAAGTTCAGATGCTTGGACTATTGCAATGTGGATTAAACCTGTTACAACCCACAATAATCAGACTTTCTTTTATTATGGTGGAAATGACAACAATAATGAAGGACATATTTGGTTTCGATACTATGGTTCAAGTTCCTTTGAAGGTATGATGTTAGAGTATGGTACAGCAAATAATAACTTAAAAATGCTAACTCCACAACAATCTTTGCCATTAAATCAATGGAGTCACTTAATAGTTACTTATAACGGAGGAACAACAGGGTCTGCAAGTGGTAGTCTTTCAAACTACTATTCAAGATTTAACTTCTATATTAACGGAACACTTACGACAACAACTAACACTCACCAAAACTTCGGCTATAATGGAAGTATTAATGATGAAATTTTCCAAGTAGGTAAAAAAGGAAATTCATCATCTTACATTCGTGGTGGTGGGAAAATTGATGAATTAGCCATTTGGAATAGTAATGAAAGACACAATGCTTCGGACATATACAACAATGGTGTTGCAAAAGATTTAAACTCTTTAAGCAACTCGCCTACTCATTGGTGGAGAATGGGAGATGATGATACTTACCCAACTATACAAGATGTTGTAGGTAACGCAGATTTTACAATGAATAATATGACAAACGCAGATATAGTTACTGATGCTTCATAATATTTTTAACATCAATTAAACACAATGTACAACAACAGAAGAAAAGGTAATAGTAAGACATCCCCTCAAACGAATAGGAGGGGGTGTTTATGCAAGAACGGAAAGTATAGTAAGAAATGTTGCAAAGGCGATATACTTAATCAAGGAATAGGAACATTAACAGGTCAAGGAAATAGTACCATTGACTAATTTACAACAGCAGATATACGTCTGCGTTATTAACACTAACAATAACTTAAACAATGACAGCAACAGAAATTTTAGAAAAACTTAGAGGTGTACTTTTGTCGGCAGAGCCTAAGCAAGAGGAAGTCGTTAAGGAAGAAGTAAAAGAGGTTGAATTAGCTGAGGAAGTTAAGCAAGAACCTAAACAAGAGGAAGTGCCTATGGAAGCACAACCTCAAATTGATACAGATAAGTTTGCGACAAAAGAAGAATTAGCATCTGAACTTGCAGGTATCAAAGCAATCTTAAAGCAGTTATCAGAAATCATCAATCCATCAGAAGAGAAAGATGTACCTGCTGAACTATCTGCCGAAAAGGTTGAAGAAAAGGTTGAATTAGCAGAAGAAGCTGAGGAAATCGTACACTCACCTGAAGCAGAGGTAGAAGAAAGAAAAACAATTCTGTACTCACAGAAAAAAACAAAAGGAACAAAAGATTCAATTTATAACAAATTATTTAAAAAATAAGAAATGGCAACTACAACTTCAATTACAACTACTTACGCAGGTGAAAAGAAAGCAGGGTATATCTCAGCAGCTTTACTATCTGCAAATACTATCGAGAAGGGTGGTATTCAAGTAAAACCAAACATCAAATTTAGAGAGGTATTAAAGAAAATGGCTGTTGGTGATTTAATCGCTGATGGTACTTGTGACTTTGATGCAACTTCTTCTGTAACTCTTACAGAGCAATTCTTAGAGCCTAAAGAGTTCCAAGTAAATATGCAACTATGTAAGCAAGACTATCGTTCTGATTGGGATGCAATCTCAATGGGATATTCTGCTCACGATAGCTTACCACCTGACTTCCAATCTTTCTTATTAGCAGAGGTTATCGCAAAAGTAGCTACAAAGAATGAGAAGAACATTTGGCAAGGTGACTCTGACAACGCAGGTGAGTACGATGGTTTATTGAAACTATTATCTCTTGATGCCAACCTACCTGCTGCACAAGAAATCGCAGGAACAACTATTAGTGCTGCTAACGTAAAGGCAGAATTAGGAAAGGTAGTAGATGCTATCCCTGCTGAATTGTATGGTAATGAGGACTTCGTTATCCGTATCTCTCAGAATGTACACAGAGCGTATGTTCGTGCATTAGGTGATGACCACTACTTAGATAGGTCATCTAACCAATCATTAGGAGAGTTGATGTTTGACGGTGTTCGTTTGATGGTATGTAATGGATTACCAAATGACACTATGGTTGCAGGTGAAAGAGATAACTTCGCTTTCGGTACAGGGTTGTTTAACGATATGACTGAGGTAAAGGTTATTGATATGGCAGATATTGATGGTTCTCAGAACGTTAGAATCGTAATCCGCTTTACAGCAGCAGTTCAGTACATCTTCCCACAGGAGATTGTTACTTACGGAGTTACTAACTCAGCAAACTAATTAACAAGGGGAGTTAACCCTCCCCTTTAACTTTTAAAACAATATAACAAATGGCTTGTGATTTTATAGATAACGGAAGGTTAGAACCTTGTAGAGACTCCGTTGGAGGTATCAAAGAGGTGTACTTCGTTCAGTTTGGGACATTAGGTGCGTACACTAACACGGACGATGTACTTGATACATTTACAGATTCACCAACTGCATACAGATACGAGGTAAGAGGTAACTCTTCTTTTACACAGAATATTCAATCTTCTGATGAAACAGGAACAACTGCTTTTGAACAAGTAGTAGAATTAACATTAAAGAAACTAACATCAGACGACCACAAAAAGGTTAAGTTACTTGCTCACGGAAGACCTCACGTTATTGTCAAAGACCAAAACGATAATCTTTTCTTAGCAGGATTAGAGAATGGATTGGTGGTTACAGGAGGTACTATTGTAACAGGTGCAGCTATGTCTGAACTAAGTGGATATACTCTAACCTTTACAGGAATGGAGAAAGTACCTGCAAATTTTGTAGGAGTATCTTTAGACGCAGCAGGGTTTACAATCGGATAATTTTCTTTTTTATTCATATTAAGAGGGGTGCAATAGCACCTCTTTTTTTATGGAACAACTTTTTTCATTATACGTTATAATTGTATGATACGATTAAAACCAACAACAGAATCACAACTAATCAGATTCCTACCAAGACCTGTTAATGTGTCAGCAGGTGCATCTGTGTATATCACAAACGAAGATACAGGTAGTGTGCAGACTGCTCACAACTTAGCTAACGATGAATTAGATGGGTTTACAAGAATTATCTTACAGAATATCCTGTTTGAGGAAGATACTACTTATTCCTTAGAAGTAACCTTAGACGACAACCTATGGTACAGAGATAAAATCTATGTAACAAGTTCAGAGGACACGGAAAAGTATCATAACCTACAAAAAGACCAATACACAACACCTTCATTAGATGAAGATAACGATTACGCTATACTATAATGGAAGAAAATAAAGATAAAAAGGAATTTAAGCAGTATTTCTCTGCAATAAACCTATCAGACTATACGAAGCCTGAACTTATTGAAACATACGGAAAGAATTGGATTAAGTTTGAAACAGAAGATGGAGAAAGCTATTTTAAGAAGCTAATCGACTTATCTATGTCAAGTCCTACTAACTCACGATGTATAAAAGGTATCTCTGATATGATATACGGAAGAGGTTTGCAATGTACAGATAGTAAGTATAAGGCACAAGACTTTGCTGATATGAAAGTGTTGTTTAGGGAAAAAGACTTAAAACGTATTACTTCTGACTTTAAACTACTCGGTCAATCTGCTGCACAAGTAACATACAATAAAACAAAGACAAAGGTGCTTAAAGTTACTCATTTCCCTATGGAGTGTTTAGCTGCTGAGAAAGCAAAGAATGGTGTCATAAAAGCGTGGTACTATCACCCTAATTGGGATGAGATAAAGACTAATGACAAGCCTAAACGTATTCCATCATTCGGTTGTGGAACAAAGAGTCAACTAAATGAAATCTATGTGTTTAAGCCTTACCAAGCAGGTTTTTATTACTACGCTACTTCTGATTGGCACGGATGTATTGACTACTGCGAATTAGAGGGTGAGGTAGCAAACTACCATAAGTCTAACATACAGAACGGATTACAACCGTCTTTATTTATAAACTTTAATAATGGTATTCCGAACGACGAGCAAAGGTTCTTAATCGAAGAAAAGATAAACGAAAAGTTTGGTGGAACGTCTAATGCAGGAAGAGCAATCATAGCGTTTAACGATAGCAAGGAAGAGTCTGCTACTATTGATGCTATACACTTACCTGATGCTCACGCACAATACCAATTCTTAGCTGACGAAGCAAGAGAAAAGATAATGTTAGGTCATGGAATTGTATCACCTATATTACTTGGTATAAAGGACAACACAGGGTTTGGTAACAACGCAGAGGAACTTAGAACTGCATCTATCCTTATGGATAACTACGTTATTAGACCATTACAACAACATCTATTAGATGGCATCAAAGAGATACTTGCGTTTAACAATATCGAGTTAGACTTGTACTTTACAACACTACAACCAATCGAGTTTACAGAGTTAGACAACATTGCAACGTCAATAAAACGTGAAGAAGAAACAGGGGAGAA